GAGATTTGCGTCGGTGAGGTCTGCGCGGGTGAGGTTTGCGCCGGTGAGGTCTGCGCGGGTGAGGTTTGCGCCGGTGAGGTCTGCGCGGGTGAGGTTTGCGCCGGTGAGGTTTGCGCCGGTGAGGTTTGCGTCGGTGAGGTTTGCGCCGGTGAGGTTTGCGTCGGTGAGGTTTGCGCCGGTGAGGTTTGCGTCGGTGAGGTTTGCGCCGGTGAGGTTTGCGCGGGTGAGGTTTGCGCGGGTGCCATTTTTATTGGCTTGTTCTACCGCTTCTAAGACCGCTTCTTTCATTGTGATCTTCGTTGACTGAAAGATGATAGACCCAGTCCATCGGTTCTTGATTTGAACGCCGACAGTTTTGGTCTCTGTTTCAGTCTCTTTCGGAATGTAGGTGATCCCGTCGATTACGAGTTCTTTCTTGTCCATAAGTTGAAGTGAATTTGCTAATTGAGGCAGTACGCTATTCCGTGAACCTGATGATAAGCGTTGCAGAGCTGCTCGAAGGCCATTTCTCCGACGAACAGCAAGGCCAAGAAGAGGCCGATGACGAGTAATCCGGCAATGTAGGTGAAGCCATTCTCTTTGAGATCGGCGATGATGGCTCGGGCGTACGTGTTGCGGCGGCGTGAATTGTAGTCTTGGCGACTGTGTTCGTTGTCTTTGCGGTAGCGGTTGATTTCGTCTTCGGATGGGTCGGAGATGTAGACTTCGGCTTTGTCGTGGTAGGTGTGGAATTGGAGGGGCATATTATTCTTCGATGTAATTGCTGATAGCTTGCACGAGCTTGTCCACTTCAGGCTTCGGAAGATGGTCAGTCTTTAAAAGGTGATCGTGGAAGTCGTTGGGGTTGGCGGTCGGGGGCACTACTTTCGGCAGATCAACAAGTGTGCCGTCTTCTAGTCGTTTCATAAGTGAGTTGATTAATCCCTCTGCGGCGCCCATTGGCCCGCTGGGTCGTCAACCTCTCGCGAGTGAGGACGACACCATTCCAATGAGCGCTGCGTAGGGCGCGAGAGAACTAATAAGAGTGGCGGGCTAAAGAGTTTTCAAGGAACCAGTAAGACAGAAAGAAGTGGGCGAGGATTTCCCGAGACTGCAATACTCGGTTGTGGAGAATATCGTCCCCTGTCACCTCGCACGGATGGCTGTCGCTTCACCATACTTTGCTGCGGCTTTCGAGGTTTGCAATGAAGTGTAAATCCTCATACGAGGCACCATGCCTAAACTCATCCGCTCCATTCCGACCTGTTTTCGGCCCGCGTCTTCTATTCCGCCACCGCCTCTTCCTGTCTGTGGTACAGTTTAACTCCTAACGAACGTTCGTCAAATTCTTATCCCCCGTTTTCCGGTCGCACGTTTCCGACGAGCGTTTGTCAACAGCAGCAGCGCGGACACGCTTCATGTGTTCGCTCTTTTGTTTCTTGTTCATTCCTTTGAAGCGTTTGCGGGCTGACTTCTTGCCCATCTGTGAAGCGGTGAGGGTCATATTATTTTTCAACGTGGATTTCGACTAATTCAATCCCTTGCTGCAAGTAGCGTTCCATGTTCTTGATCTGACGCTCAAGCTCTACTTTGCGCTGTTCCAAAAGACCGATAATTTTCCAAAGACCGCGAATGCTCACGCGGAGAGCACTATCTGCGTCGAGGATTTGCGGTGCGACTGGAATAAGTTGTCCACGCAAAAATCCTTTTTGTTGCGGTTTTAACTCTTGTGGCTGCGCGTCACTAGTTTGCTCGTCATCATCTTCTCGGTCATCGTCGTCTTCGTCAGCTGTATTAAAATGAGCTTCGTAGTCAGCAAAATTATCGTATTTCTTTATAATGTTCAGCGTCGGTCGTTGAATGCCGTAGTCATAAATGATGCGAGAATCGGTAGATGGCTCCTCATCAAGGGCGCTTTTTATTTCAGTGAAAGTGTGTTGGTCAACTTTGAACATGCTCATACTTGCGTGATTTTCGGACTTCAAATTCGATTATAAGGTGAGCGTAAGAGGCTTCAGGATGTCCGCGCGACATTCGCTGCGAAATTTGACACTTCAAACGATTGCACGCTTTGCATGTGGAGCCGTAACATACATTCCATGGCCAGCCTCGCTCGTCCTTCTCGTAAAATCGTCCGCAATAAAAGCAACCATCAATTTCCGAAGAAACGTACCTGATGGGAGTGGTGTGTTGCGGGTAGGGCTCCAACTCGCCAGCATGTTTCGTTCTAAGAAAGTATTTACACCACTCCTTGTGAGAATATGGTGTTGCAGACGATGCGCCATCAGGCAGACTACCACCGCAATAAGAGCAATTATCCCAGACATGGCTCACTAAAGGAATCCTAACAAACGCTCGTCATTCGTCAAATGTGGATACAGTTCCTTTACAATTCCCCGACGCCCAAGCCCCCAGAAAGAAGAGGTAGAATTAAGACAGGAGGCTCATTGAGGGCCTCATTTTGCGGCGAGCGTCCGGTGAGCACGCCCTGCCAACGGCACGGGAGCCAATACTCATAGCGTCGCTCGCCCATGCATGCTCTACCTCGGCCTTTTAAGTGAAGAAAAAATCGAACTGCCGAAGGGCGGCTGTCTTTTCATTGGCGACCAGCTGCCCGAAGTACCGGAATGGAGGCATCCGAGGATCTTTGACATAAACAAGAACCACATTAATCCGCTTCGAGGAATGAACGACCGGAAGGCGATGAGGATCGCCCGTGCGCTATATCAAGTGGAGGCGGATGCGGGCAAAGAGACGCTGACGGTCCGAAACGGCAGACGAGCGCTCGCCAAATACCTGAAGAAGGACTTTAAGACGTTCGCGAAGCTCGAGAGCCATCTGTGGGCAAAGGCGACTGATGAAGACAAGAAATTCTCGCCAACCGATGCCGAGGTCTTGGGCATGGTCTCGGATGTGCTCTATTGGGATTCGCTAAAGCGCATATTTTCCGACAAGCCAGATTTCACTTTTAACAAGAACTCTACGAACCTTGTGCGGCTCGACAGGTCAGAGATGGATGACAACGAGGCTCTGACGCTCGCATTCCTTATCATGCTGCAATTTAAGGGAACCGTCGTAATCCCCGACTTCGGTTTCTACGGCCGCGAGTTCCTCATTCCGTTGATAAAGGAAAATCGTCTGGTCGCCGGAGTGAAGACGCTCGAAGAGCTATCGCCGAGGCTCCGCCAGGCCGTGCTGCTCATCAAAGAGAAAGTTCCCTGCCAGACCACATACGAGGACGCTGTGACACTGGCACGGTACGCAAGGCTGAAGCCAGACCCCACGAGACAGGACAATCCGTACACCGCGTTTATCGAAGCTGCGATGGCGTAGGGCGTCGGGGAAAGGTACAGGAATGGTGAGAGGCGAGGGGATATTGGACGGCTGTGCTGTCCAATATATCCCGAGCCTCATTGGCTGAAGGAAAAGGACGGCTCGGCTGTCCTTTTCTCTACGACTGCTGTGTCCGTTTGGCGTCCTTGACGCGAGCCCATCGCGCTCTGATAGCGTTGCGGCCGATCTCCCGCCGCCGCTTCTTCGAGAGCTTCTTGGCGCGAGCTTTTCCGCCCATGCTGGAAAGTTGCGTGTGTTCCATAGATGGCCGATGAATCGGAGCATGCCGAGCGCACCCGACATGCTCCGAACTGGTAAATGCTACCGGAGCCGCTTCAAGAGTTTCTTGCGCTCGTCGTCCCAGTAGAGCGGGAGCAGAAGCGCGAAAATCATGCGAACCTTACCCAAGTTGCCGTGCGTCTCGGCGAACTTGCGGAGCGCGGCAGCGTAGTCGCGTCTGCCGTCCTTGTCCTTCTCGACGGTGATGCCGAGCAGCCTGCACAAGGGCTGGTACGTTGAGTATCCCGCCTTCTCGAAAACCAAGTCGTAGAGAACGTCCATGTGCTTCTGCGGAAGAGGGAGCTTGATGCCCTGCAAGGCGGTCGTGACATCTTTCGCGGCCTTCTCTGCGTCCTTTTTGTCTTGCTCTCGCTGCTTCTTGCGAGCCGCACGCTCTTCGGGGGTCGGCTTGTAGTGGCCGCCAGGCGACCGATGCGCCCAGTGCTTGTCGCACTCAGGTGCTCGGCAGATGGTCTTGGTGTGGCCGATGCCGCGGCCGAGGACGATGATGGCTTTCTCGGAGTGGTCGCAGCCGTCTTTCTTGCCGTTGATTTCGTGGTACTGGCCGCTGCCGATTAAGCCATCGGCACCGGAATAGTCTCCGGAAATGCTGATGAGCTTCGGATTGGCTTGCAGCTTGGCCTCGATGTACGCCGCCATGCGGTTCGCGAAGCATTTGGGATTCGTACAGGCATCGGCCGCAGCTTTGCCGAACAGGTCGCCGCCTTTGCCTTTGCACTCCTCGCAGCCGCCGAGAGTGGCCTTCATCTCCTCGTCGTTCTGCCACGGCGGAGTGTCCATCGCCGCGCGGTACGTCTCTTGCTGTATCCACTCCCGCAAGTCGTTTGCGGAAGGGACATTGCGCCATTGGTCATTGTGACTGACGTTCAGGAATTGAAGCGCGTCCTTCTGCTTCTTCTCGTCGAGGCGGGCGACCATCGAGGCGTGCGAGGCGGTTATGATGTCGTCCCGAAATGCTTTCTGGGCTGGCTTGATGAGGTTGGTAAGGACGAGACGGTTTCGGACGTAGCTTTCAGATTTGCCGACTTTCGCGGCCACGGCTTCGACATCGTAGCCGGATTGTTCGATGAGATTGCGGTACGCCGCGCCTTCTTCGAGAGGGTGAACGTCTGCGCGCTGAAGGTTCTCGACGATCTGCGCCTCTCGTGCCTCGATATCCGTCATCTCGGAAACGTGCGCGGGAATTTCCTCGAGTCCGGCTTGTTTGGCAGCGCGGAGACGGCGGTTGCCGGCGACTACCTCGAACTTGTTTTTGTGAGGTCGGGCAAGGACGGGCACGAGGATGCCCTTCTCTTTTATGCTCGCCACTAATTCGGCGAACTCTTGGCCCTCGAATTTTGTGCCGCGAGGGTTGGTCGGCGATTCAAAGCACTCTGCGATCTTCAAAGATCGTAAATCCATACATCTGAATGAGTGACATTAATTTGTAATGACGTAATTATACTTGCTAGCAAGTATACGTCAAAGGTCGCGTGACGAGCGCGCTGTACGTCCTTTGCGGAAAAGCAAGCTGCGGCCGAGGTACTTGCTTGGCCAAGTCTCGAACTCGAACGAGGCCGCTATCGGCCTGTGTTCGGAATGTAGGTGATGCAGAAGCAGCAGGTGCACTTGCCTCGGATACGGCCGGTATCGAGAGTGTGGGTGCAGACATTGACTTTCCTGCCGCGTAACGGTGTGCAGATTCCACAGGGCGGGTAGACCCAGTTGTGGTCTTGGCCTTTGTGTCCGCAGTTCTTGCATCTTGGCATATCGAATAATGTGAGCTGGTAATCCTCGCTTTCGCGAGACGGTCTTCTTTTGCCTGGCAGACGGGTGCCCTGCCGTCATAGTCCGAGGATTGGGTGCAACTCAACCCCAACAGTGAAGGGATGAAGTACTAACTGTCAGACTCGAAAGCCCTACTGCGCGATAGTCGCGGCAAGAGTTGTGCCCATTCCGATGCGACTTGACGGGAGGGTGCTGCCGCCAAAATTAAAAGACCGACGCGGAAAGAGGATGAGAATTGTCGAGCTGGACAGGACGCGCGGCACCGCACATGTACTCATGGGCGAGTGCCATTGCGGACTGGACGGGTTGTCCTTTAGGAAAAGGACAGTGGTGTCCGATAGGGTAATGTGTGAGAAAGGTGGGAAACGGTAGCCACCGTAGAACTGTCCGCACCCGTGAGTCGTGGGGCGTCAGCCCCGACTTCCCTATTTTGTGCTGGAAGTGTAACCGAGGTTATGTGTAACCGAGGGAGATGACAGCTTGCTGCGTCTCTACAGCGAGTCCCCTTGGGGACGAGCTGAAGGGTTTGAATAGGGGGAGTGTCCGTGAGTATCATGGAAAGGAAGAATAGTAACCAGCCAAAATAGGGAAGTCGGGGCTGGATAGCCCGACGAACGGTGTGCGGAACGTGTTGAATTGTCGAGGCTTTTAGCCTCGGAATGATACAGAACAGGCATACAAACATAGTGTAGTGTAGAGTGTAGGTCGGTTTGTAGGGTGGATTGTGGGGAGGAATGACCTTGTCCGATATCCACAGGCTGAGGAACTGGTGAAGCTGTCCACATGGTAGGCTTCGTGAATGGTTCAAGGGAGTGTAGAATTTGATGTGAGAGCTGCTTCAACCACAGCTTTCCTCCATTCCCATGGAGCCATTCACAATCGACCCCTGTCCGCGTAAGCGGCAGGGGCTTTGTGATTTCGGACATTCCACACAGCGCCGTCGGATCGAGCTAAAACGACGAACGGTGAGAAATCGCCGGGAAAATACGGCCGCAAAAAATCAAAAGCTCTTGCAAAGGCACTGATGCGAAAGCAGGGAAAAAGACGCCGACTGTCTCCCTGCCATTGGATCAGTGTCGTTGCCTGGGAACAGGGATGAGGACTGGCTACCAGGACTTTGCCTCAGACCTTGTAGTCTGTGTGGTTCATGAGATTTAATTCAGCCCCGATCTTGCGATCCAGGGGAAGAGTCGGATTTTAGGAGGGGTTTATGTCGGAGTCGAAAGACGCAATTGTCTCTACTTTTCTGAAGCCCATCATGGAGTTGTGGGCTGGGCGAGACGAAAGAAAAGCGGCTAAAGAGTCAGCAAAGTTGCGCTTTTGGAAGGACGGAATGCTGGAGGAATTAAAGAAGATTGCGGACGGGAAAGGAAAGGAAAAAGCCTACAAGGAGTTGCGAGTCAAATTACGTAAGAGTGAGGCGGATGTTTCGGCCGTGATTGTTGTCCTGAAAAAAGTAAGGGACAGGCTGGGCGGCGGGGCCGTGGCTAAAGCGATAGACGAAGTGTTGCACAATGAAGACTTTGGAAAGGGAAATATCAGGCATCAGATCAAGCTGTTTTTGGAAGAAGATGAGACGCAAGAGGCGAGGCAGAGTAGGGCTAAGGAGATATGCTTTCTGATCGAAAGGCTGAACGGGGCGTTGGATCGGCTATATCGATTGGTCTATGAGTAGTGTCACAACGGACGGCTCTTCGATATTGAAGAGCCGCGGCGCCGAGACGCTAGGAATTGGCGAAGGAAACGAGATCGGTGTAGAGGATCTTGCCGACACCACCGATGGTGAGCGTAAGCGCGGGATTTCCGGACGTAAGAAACCAGCCAAGCACGACGGATGCGATGAGTGCAGCGGTGTGCGCGTAGCCGGTGTTCAGAAATTGAACGATAGTCATAAATGATTCGGGATGGCTCTTAATGATCGACCAATTCATGAGAGGAACGTGCTGATCTGGACGTTCGGGTCGCCTCCCATGGCCTGAACGATTGCGTCGATGTAGCCCTGCGGCGGATTGCCGGCGTAGACTTTCGTGAATTCCGCCAGCGTGCGGGCTTGGTGGAAAGCAATGAGTTGGTCCTCGCATCCGAGAACAAGGAAATTGCAGAGGGCCGTGAGGCCGGCTTCGGCCGTGGCAAAATGGCAGAGATAGCCGCCGTCCTTGGCAGGATTGCCCTGCGTGGCGCCCCATCCGGCCGTGAGGTCGCTGTATTTGAGATTGCCAGGATTGTTCGAGGTCGGGTTGGCGCCTTCCTCTTTCGCGATAATTGCCGCCCACGTGGTGATTTTGGAAGGGAATGAAGGCTGAACCGGATTAGTCGGCTTCGAGGTCGGAGAGACGGAATTTTGCGATTCCAGGGGCTTTGGGTCGCCGATAGGCGGAATTTGCCTCGCTTTGAGCAGCTCTAGCTCCTTTTCGAGGTCCTGAATGACCTGCTGGTACCAGGACAGCTCCTGTTCATCGAAATCGAAGTCCGCGAGGACCTTCTCGGGTGTGCCGGCGAAGAAGTAGGGGTGGGTGTTGTCGGTCTTGGTGAGCATGGCATAAAAGACATGTGACAGTTCGTGCTCGGCATAGACGACCGAGGTTTCGCCTTGATCCACATCGGTTCCGTTTTCCAAGACATACGTGTGGCTAGTTTCGTCGGTGAAGACCGTCGTTTCCCATGGGCCGTTTGAGTGTCCGGCTTCGAGGCCTATGAGGCACGGAACGGTGTGATCGGTTGGCGGGACGAAGAACATGACAATGTCGGCGCCAGCCGCCAGTGGGACGACGTTCTGGGCGTACCAAGTCTCGTCGACCTGATAGATCGTGCCGTTGCCGCTCGTGGCTTGGTATGGTGCGAATTGAGGCGTCAGCTTCGTGGGAGTGACGGTGATATCGAGGTCGCAGACAGAGGCGTAAAAGGCTTTTATAGCTGCGATTTTAGCTGGCCACGATTGCCAGGTTCCTGCTTCATTGTTGGCGAGGATGCGAACTGAGTACGATCGCATATGCGTTCATTGTATCACCTGCTGAGTGTGCTGGTCGCAAGTATGGGAATAAATAGTGTTGAGTTCCTGCTCGAGCGCCTGGTCGCTATCGCGGCCGTGATTTTCGGGGAAACGGATTTCGCCGCCTTTTTCGCCGCAGTGGCAGCAGAGTTCGTAGACGCGTTCGTTGGTTTGTGGATCGATGATGAGACTCATACTCAGGCGTGATAGTTATTAATAGCTCGATAGGTGGAACCGTTTGCGCCGGCTCCCCCGTTTCCACCTCCAAACGCCCCTGACCCCCCTGAACCGCCGCCGACCGTGTAAGTTCCGGAATCGGCCGTGAGCGTCGAGTAAAGGATGAGGACGTTTCCTCCAGCTCCGCCGCCTCCGCCTCCGCCTCCGTTGACTCCGTTGCCTGTTCCATTTCCTCCGTTGCCCCCACTTGCATTTATCGTTCCGGTGAAGTTATAGGCTCCTGCACATTCGATATAGAGGCCGCCTGAGCCGGCTCCGGCAGTGCCACCTGAGCCGCCACTGCTTCCTCCGCCAGTTGACCCATTGCCGCCTGGTAATGAGATGCGAGTTAGGGGTGACAGCGCGGGAAGCATGACGCCGCCGAAGCCGCCGACAAAATTGGCGAGGCTGTCTCCTTGGGAGCCCGGTCCCGATGTGGAGCCAGCTCCACCTCCACCTGCTCCGTCATTCTGATTGCCAGTTGTGAAAGGGCTTGATCCTGAACCAAGGCCACCGCCCAAACCGGTGGTGTTGATTGCCGCAGTCGCGGTTGAAGTGATCGTGACGTTACCCTGCGAACGGAGGGCAAGCACTGTGCCGGTCGTGGTGTTTGGAGTACTGAAAGCGAGCGTGCCAGTACTGCCAGTGATCGAAATGGAACTGTAATTCTTCTCGAGATAAGACGCCGAGCTACAGTTGATCGTTGTCGTGCCACTCGATATCGACAGCGCGCCGTCTGTCCCGGTACCGCCGAATTTGGTCGAGGCGATGGCCGCTCCGTTCTGGAAAATCGTGGCGCCGTAAATGGCCGAGAATTGCTTGCTCGCGCTACCCAGAGCGATCGCGTTGTTCGAATTGGGGATAATCGAATCAACGAAGGCGCCCCAATTTGCGATCTGGCCTAAGAAGGCGCGCACGTCGGTGTAGATGTAGCCCTGGTTGCTTTGCTGGTCATCAAAGTCGTAGAGGGCCGTCTCTCCCACGACGTTGTAAAGTTCACAGATCGGAATTTGGTCTGTGGGATAGGTTGGGGCGCTCGGGCTCGCCGCCTCGGTGCCGGTCGTCCAAGCGAGCGTGCTGGAGCTGTTTATTGCAAGAACATCGATGCGTGGGTGAGTCGATGGCGCTGTGACGGTCGGCGTAGATCCGCCTGTCCATAAGACGCGCGTACCATTCACGTACACTGTCCCGGCGTGGACGTAGAGCTGCATCGTTTGGCTCGTCCAGCTATCGCTTGACGCTGTGGTCGAGGCCGAGAAGCTCGTGATTGGGGCGTATAGATTGGTGCTATTGCTCATCACGTACAATGTCGTCCCGCCGGTGGGAGTGGCATACGAAAGGTACGAAACAAGTGTTTGGTTTGCAGCCGAGAGGGCAACTCCCGTTGCGGTCGTAGTCTGCGGCTGATTGAGCAAGGCGAGCAGGTTGGCGACAGTAGCCGTGGCGCTCGCGCCTATAAGGACGTTGCCGGAGGTTGAACCGATTGAATTGACGAATGTAAAGACAACAGCGGTGCCGTTTATGGTGAGCGTGAGGGTTTGGGTATTCGATGGGTTGGTCGAAAGGGTGAAGTAGCCGAGCATCTGTTGCGCGAGCAGGAAGCTGCTGGCGCGGGCATCGGCGCGCAAATTAGTGAACTGCTGTGCGAGTGCATTTTCTCCGGAAATGACGGCAAAGGATCGCATATCAAGAATTTGTGAGATTAATGTCGATCTCGATAGTGGTGTCTTCTCCACTGACTTTCGTGTACGTCGGCGAAATGAGCGCGTGATTGAAAAGTTGTCCAGTGCCGATCGTGGAAGTCCCGTCGACGAAACTCCCGACTTCGCCGTAGGTGGCGTTCGGCAAGTTTGCGTCCGTGATGTAGGCCTGCACGATAGCGTCGGTTGCGCCGTAATCTTCTTGGAATGAAACGGCCGCTCGCACTGACGGGGTGGTGAGGCTGGTGTCGTTGACGGTGGGTGCCGTGGTGCCGGTGCCGATCTCGATCCAGAGGAGATTGAGGCTATAGGTGTTGTTCCCGACAAGGCGCTGGATGATGAGGTCGAGCCCGTAATTGGGGCTGTCCATGACGAGGTTTGAGCACTCAACGGCAGTACGGATGAAATGTGCACGTTTGATATCGGCTATTTCTTCGTCGAATTCAGATGTGTTGGCGCCGAGCCTGCGGTAGGTGCTTCGGTCCCTAAGTAACGGCGCGATAGCGGCAATCATGCCGGCGCGGTACGTGGCAATGGTGATTTTGCCTGAGACGCGTAGCCCGTTGGTGAGCTTCATAGTCTCATTATTATCTCACGACCACTTAAAGAAATTCCAAGCGGGTTGTGGAGAGCCGGGACCCCACTTGTACGGTAAAGTGCCACTTGTCACCGCGATAGAGTCGAGCACATCAAGCTCTTCGTTGATCGGGATGACTTCCTGAAGAATGGAATTGTCGGGCGTGACGTTCTGCGCAAGGCTGTCTTGCAAGAGGGTCATCATGATGTCGTTGAAGGTCACATTGTCTGAGCCCAGCGCTTCGACCTGAAAAAGCAGAGCCTTGGTTGTATTGCTGGGATCGGGCGTATAGCAGGTCGCTTCGACTCGACGGATGAGAAGTTGGTAATTCGTAATGCCGAGCTTGATGCTATTGAGAGTGATGGTCTGGCCGATCGAGAGGCCGGAAACGAGCGTCGAGAATTTCACGTCGTACACGGGGTGATCGAATTGGATCAGCTCTGCATCGGCTCGAGCCTGTGCTTCCTGCACGCTCTTGATCTGCTTGTCGATGATCGTGTCCTGATATTCACCGTATGTTGTTATTGAAGTCGGATTGGTCAGGTGAGCTACGATCGGTAGGGTCGCGTTGCCGAAGATTTTGAGCGTGTGACCTGCGCCTGGATCGCTGGTGAATTTTATGTAAGGGGCTCCGCCCTGCGCGCCGCCGCCGGCACCTTGGCCGTAGAGGCAGTTCACGGACGCAGGCGATGCTTGCCCGTCGATTCCAACGGATTGAACAACGCCGTCGAGAGTGACCTTCAATGTCGTTCCCAGCGTCGTCGTATCGTATGGGAAGGTGAGGTAGTACGTCACTTGGCCGGCTACTGTGGTGTACACGTCCGGAGTGTTTCCGGAAGTGTTGGCACGGAACATCGTCCCACCGATGACGTATATGCTGTTCTTGAGGTTGGCTATCGACATATCCACGTCGAGCGTCGGCCAGAGAATATCTCCGCTGGTGTCGTCGATGTTGAACGGTGCGGGGTTCAGTTCGGACGAGCCCGTGTTGGTGGTTGCGAAGAAGAAGTGAACGTCTTTGTTCGGGTCGACGTACCAATCCCAGCCGATAAGCTTTGCGAGGGATTCGAGACATTTGGTGACTGGCTCATAATTGAATTTGATCGAGGCGACCAAGAAGTTGCCGCGCTGGACGTGCGCGGTCGTGAAGCCGGATGAGAAGTTCGATATAAGGTCGGTGACGATGTCGGCGGGGTCCATGTTCTGGTACGTCTTATGGACGACCATCGAATCGAGCTTGAAGCCCCAGTCCATGCAGGTGATTTTGTAGCGCTGCAGAATGCCGCCATCGATGACGATTTCTTTCTCAGTGCAGGTGCCGGCCCAGATCAGGGTGCTGTTGTAGTAAATGTTGATCGTGTCTCCGAGATTGGGGATTTGTGGACTGTTGATGTTGAGGATGTCGAATTTCGCGCTTCCCTTTTCCTTCGTGACGACAGAAACGATATCGAGGGACCGCCAGTCGATTGACGATGAGATGTCGGTGGTTCCGTTCTTGATCTGAATGGCCGCCATAGTTCAAGTGTGGTCGTGCTCTAGATCGTCGTCGTCATATCGCGCGCCGAACGAAGCGAGCATCAAGGAGCATGCGGTTTGCATGTGCATCCACCGCAAGGCTTCCCGTGCGCCGTACATGCTGAGAATGCAAAGGGCTTCTTTCGCGAATTCGTGGGCGACGGGGTGCGGTTCAAGGCCAATCGCGATGAGCCACGCTTTGACTTCGCACTGTGCGCGGAACTTGTCCGGGATGAGGGAGAGAGGCATATCAGGCGAAGTTCTTGAGGCGCAGCTGCTGTAAGATCTGTTTGCCGATCGCGTTGGCGATCATGGTGGCACCCGTGCTGTCGAGATAGTTGCCGCCTTGGATTTGGATGACGATCTGCCCTGCGCCACCACCGCCCGCACCGGCAAAGCTCGTGCCGCCCGCAAATGAGGAAAGGGGGATAATGGCCTCCGGTCCTGCCTCGCCTACGAGTGCGAGCGTGGGCGAGGAAACGATGCCGCCGGTTGCAAAGTGGGGGACGTTAAGAAGGGACGAAGCTGTACTCGAGAGGCCGCCGAATATGCCTGATACGGCGGTCGTCACGGCTTGAATCGGTGCCATGACCTTGCTGGTGATGCTGGAGACGATGCTAAAGAGCCCATTGAGAAGCGATTCGATGAAATTAATCGCGGCTTGGATGTCGGATTTGAGGGTGCTCCAGAGTGTATTGAAGAAGGTGGAAACGCCAGTCCAGGTGTCGCTCCAGCTCTTTGAAATGTAATTCATCAGGTCGGTCGTCCAATTTTTGATGTCGCCCCAGTGCGCATAGATTTCATAGGCGAGCAGCGCGATGGCCGCGAGCACGAGCGCGATAACGCCGATCCAGAGAAGCATTGGCAGGCTGACAGCGCTGACCGCGACGGCAACTGCGTCGAGCACGGTGGAGAAGGCAAGGAAGATGGATATGCCTGCGGAGATGATGCCGGCGACGGCGGATATTCCGAGTGAAAGCAGGCCGATGGCTCCGACTGCCAATAGAATGTCCCTCGTAAGAATCGGGTGTTGGTCGATCCATTTGGTGACTATTTGGATGAGTGGGACTAGGGTAGCTAGAACCGTCATGAGAGCCGGTATTAGACCATTGCCTAGGGCTTCGGTAACTTCGTCGGTCTTGGCCTTGGCGACGTCAAGCTGACCCCATGGGGTGTTCACGTAATCGCGGGCGGTGCCGGCGAGCTTCTGCTGCAATTCGGCGAGGGCCTCGCCTGGAGACAGGCCGTCTTTGAGATTTATCCCGTATTGCTTCAGAGCACGGCCGTTCCCCTCCATAGCCAGCTCCACCTGCTTCGCGGCGTCTGCGAGGTCGAGGCCGGTTGCGCGCGCCAAATCCATCGCAACTGAACCTTCCTGTAGGCTCTGGCTGACGCTGTCAGTGGCCCGAAAGAGCTGCGTGTACATTGTAAGGCTATCGCTCATGGAAAAACCGAGATCGGTGTTGGCCTCGGCCGCGGCGGTGAGCTGTGCGGTGACGCCGGGTAGACTTGTTCCGTGTAGTGCAAGAGTGGCGTTCACTTGATCGAGCTGTTCTTTGAGACCTGCTGCTTTGGTCTGCAAGGTTGCAATGCTGCTAGCGTATGTGCCGCTGGCCGCTGAGTTCGATTGCATCTTCATCTCGTATTCGCCCATTTTGGCGTTTACGCCTGCAAGTTGCTCCTGCAAGTTCGCTTTCTCTTTGCCGAGCACGCTGGTTGAGTTGGTGTCGTCGTTCGCGGCAGTGATGCCGGCCTGAACTGCCGTATTTAGCTGGCTCTGGGCAGTGTCGACTGTGGCAGCGGCGTCCACCAGTACGCCAAGGCCGCCGATGATTGCGCCACCGAGAAGGCCGAAGGTGTTGCGCACCTCGTCGGCTTTGGACTGGATGCTTTCAAGCGACTGGCGCGTACTCTCGCTCACGCCAGTAAGAGCCGACGTGGCATTGTCGATAAGCGAAAGGATTATTTGAAGCTGGGCGGAGCCTCCCATGCGCTCATTGTACCGTGCTTTTGGCGTGCGCCGCCTCCGCCCTCAACTGCTCAAAAAGCATGCGTATGAACCACGTAGGCTGCGCCATGTAGGTTTCGTAACTCCAGCTCATCTCTTTGCAGAGGATGGCGATGAGCTGCTCTTCAAATTCTACTGCGCCGATTGAGTAGTACCGTTGCCAGGCTGCGCGGACTTCTCCGGCGCCGTAGGGTTTTGGATCTTGTTGATTTCCTTTACGACGGCGTCGTATTCGGAAGCAGGGAGATCAAGCAGGCGGTTGACTACGGCGTTCTTGTCATTATCGGTGTTGTCGGCAATGCCATCTATGGACACGAGGAGAAACCGCATTGCGAGTTTCTCCTGCTCTACGAGGAAGCCGCTCGGAACCTCGCCAAGTCCTACGCGCCCGCTCTGAACGTCATCGACGTTCATCTTGAGCGCAGAAAGCATGATGCTCTTGAGTTGCTGCGCTTCGCGCCCAGTGAGGTATGCATTGAAAACAATTTTGTGACCGGCAGGAGTGATAAATTCGCGTGTTTCTCGATTCATATGCCGTTTTTTATTTTACGTCGCTCGATACCCGCGCCAACAAACGCAAGGGTCGCAATGAACAGAGTGACTGCGGCAGTTGCATAGAAGATCAGGTGCGTGTCGGGAGAGGAACCGAGATCGACAGCGAATCCTATCGTCAGGGCGACCAAGCTAAGGCCAATAATTGAGCCGACCGCTCTGCGATTGCGATCAAGCAACATCGTCTTGTGATAATCCATATATGAGTGATTATGCGGCGCGATTGTTTTTCGTCAAGTCTCGGCAAGGCGAGGCATCTCGGCTCCCCTATCCCCTATCGATTGGACAGCTCTTTCTCCTTCAGGGGAGTGGGCTGGGGGAGACTGACGATAGGGTAGGGAACAGCCGAGATTAGTAGCCGTTCACGGTGTTCGTGAGCGTAGCTTTGGCCATGAGCGTGTCGCCGATGGAATACACGGCCTTGAACTTAATCGTCTGATAGACGAGGTCTTTGACCTTGAACGGTCGGCCGAGTTCTTGGAACGTGACCTTCGGAAAGTCGAGGATGAGTTCCGGGTTGGTCGCGCTGCCGATCGTCACATCCGTGTTTTTGATATCAAGGCGCATCGCCTGCGGGGTCGGACCCATAAACGCGGTCTTGAAATCGCTTTCGTTTTGCCAGATGGCCTCGAGAGTGCCCTCAACGCTGAATTCCTTGTTGAGGAAGTCGGCCGGAGACAAGCTGCCAAGAACCTCCTGATCTTCGACATTCGCACTGAACGTGACCTTGGCGCTCTTGAGCGCGACGGTCGTGCCGCCCCCGCCAGTGATGGTGGAATAGGCATTGGCGAATTTTGCGGTGAGATACTGCGGGACGAAGCGGTTTTCAGTTGTCGTCGATGGAGTGAAAGCAGAGTGGGTTGCGCCGGAAAGAGCTTTCAGAGAAGCCGTGTAATTGATGAACTGTTTGAGCGCCATGTTCAGCTCGAGCTTCTCGATGACGCCGTTAGCGTACTGGTAGTCTTGTGCGGAAAGCGGATCGTGCAGGTTGAAGGTCAAGCTCTGGTGTTGCGCGCTTTCCCCGATATTGAAAATGTTGTCGTAGACGACGGTTTCTCCGGCGTGAGTCGAGTGCGACGTCAGCGTGCCGAACATCCCGTAGAGGATAAGGCCGAAGCTCTGGTCGAGGACGTTGCCGGCGATTGAGCCTTGCGCCCACTTTTTGGTCTGGGTCAGGTTCGTGCTGTCTTCGATGAGGCCGTAGCTCTGAGCGTCGACGGCAAATTCTTTCTTTTCGTCAATGGTGAGGTCATTCCAGGGCGTCCAGTATGTCGCCGCTACTGCAGTGCCGCGGACGCTTTCCTTGCCGAGCCCTACCTGTACTAGCCTGCCTATGCCTTTTTGAGCAGCCATGTACCGTAATTTTAGCCGCTATTTTCGTCGGCTGATTCGGGAGCGGCTGTGGATTGCTCCACCGTGGTGGCCGGTGCGCCCCCTGCAAACGGTCGCTTGATGCGGTGGTAAATCTCGGTTGCCGCTTCGATGGTCTCGGCTTCAATGAACTCCGCAAAGTGGATGCCATCACTTGCGAAATGAAACCCTTTCTTGGCCGGAGGAGCGGTCATCATTTTGTTTTGCGGTGGTTGGTCGATGCTCATGTTCCTGTTGTGTATAGGGTCCTTGCCTCTAATGTTAACACGAGCGCGAGGAGCTGTTTGTCGCCTGTGGATACGGGTGCTCCTTCGAGGTGAGCAGGCAAGACGGCTGCTGTAGCGGTTCCCTCAAGCGTAAACTCTGTGTCGAACTGGTTGAGTATGGCGTCGATAAAATCTTCCACGTCCGTATCCCGGTTTTGCATAGTGCTCGGATCCAGGACGAAGAGGATGTCAAAGCGGTAGGTTCGCTGATTGCTCGCTTGGTCTTCAAAGTCTGAAGCTATTTTCGGCATGGCGACAATTGCAAACGGATAGCCGGCCGACGGCTGAATCGTGAGTGGGTTCGGGCTCTCGTCTACCGCGTAGTAGGAGTTGAGCTTGCCGGCGGTCACAAGCGCCGCGAGGTTGACCAGGATCTGTTGTTTTATTGGCTTGGCGAGTTGGACGGACATATTAGGCTTGGGAGGCGATGGCCTCCGTGATCTGGCGCAAGGCGGTGCCGAACACGGTGTCGATATCGGGCTGCGCCGCAGCGACAATGCGTTCCATGAACGGATTCGGTTTTGTTCCGGGGTGGTTCACGCTCCGTACGGGGTGATTCGCGCCAGGCCAGAAGAGCGCTGTCTTACTTTTCGGTAAAATCACGTGCGGTTTGGTGCCGAATTCGACAAAGGGCGCATAACTGGCGGTCGGAAACCAGCGGAGCATTCCGGAGCTAAGTTGAGCCTGGAACGTCTGCGCGAGAAAGCCCGTGCGCCATGGGACGATGCCTTTGATGGTGTACTTGGCTAGGATGGCCTGGGAGGCGGACAGGGCGCGCTGGAGAATTGGTGCCGCGATCGTCGGAGCTTGGCGAAGGGCTGCGATAAGCTGATCGAGATTTTGAATGGTGACTTGAAAGTCCAAATTAGTCTGCGTTGGCTACAAGCTCTTGAAGAGCCATGACCATTTCCATCTCGTCCGTACGCGTGCGCGGATGATGACGGTGGCATAGCGAAATGCCGTTAGTTAACTCATAACGATATTCGGGAAATTCTGACCAAGGAAGAATATGGTGAGCTTCAATCCTTCCTTCACAGGTCGAGTCGGCGAGACGACAGCTCCACTGATCTCGCTTTTTGACCTCTCTCATCCAGGTTTTGTATTCGGTGTCATACATGTGCTCACGGCTTTGCTTTAGTCGTGAACGATCAACGTACCAGCGCGGTGTATCGGCACCTCGCTTACCCAACAGGCGACGCCGACTGGCTTCTTGCATGTTCTTGAGTGCTGTACCGGTGAAGTGCTTACCTTTCATCGGCGATGGTTGGCCTGTTCTGGCTTTGCTGATGTTCGCACGCCATTCGGGCGAAAACGGGAGTCGCTTTAGTCCTCGCCTACTCGCCATGGCTTCGTGCCAATTGATGCTCCTGGGCTGTCCTATCCTTAAGTGAGCGCCGCGTTCAGCCATAAGACAAATTGTACCAGACCTAGAAATGAAGGTCCTTGTACTGTCCAAGCACGTCAAGGTCCTCTTGGTCGAGAGTGTTGCGCCAGCTCGTGCTCGCGCCCTCAAGGGACTGGCTGCTCTTGCCTCCGAGCTGCCGGCGGGTGAACCGACGGACGACCAAGTTCTCGCAGACGTTGGTGATGTCGCCTGGCAGCCAGTGCGTATTGTGGTCTTCTGGATTGTTCCAGTTGACCGGATAGCCCGCGACGTAGGTCGCTCGGATCATGTTGTTATAAATGCGCGGAAGGACGCCGTACACACGAACCAAGCCTGAGGGATACCACGTGATGCCGGAGATTGGATCGGTGCGAGGGTCGACAAGCTCGAATTGGTCGGCAATGAAAGCCGTCCAGCTCGGGTTGGTCGGTGTTCCTGCACGCCATTGAAGGCTTGTTAGGGAAAAGACCGGGATGTTGCGCAGTGTCAGGAAGCTTTGGCGCTGGTTGTCGATCGAGTAGGTGTCGTTCGTATAGGTCTGCTGGACGAAGCCGCCGGGCCGTCCGCATTCATTCCCGATGTAGTTCGTAGCCCAATTGATAAGGCGTATGAGGACATTATCGAAGGCCGTCGGCTGGTCGATGACGGTGAGCGTCTGACCGGAGAGGGTCTGCGTCGCCACTTGCGAGAGGGTAATTTGCGAAGAGCTGTTGATTGCAGAGATTGTGGTGCCAACGGGAATGCCGGTGCCGGTGATGATCTGGCCGACGCGCGGCGTCTTGCCGGATTGCACGGTGACGTTCGTGACACTCGCTGAGTTTGCCGTGAGTGAGGCGCCGGTGAGCGAAAAGGTGAGATTCGGATCGAACAGAAGGTCTTTGACGCGTTGCAAGGTTGTGAGCGCGAAGGGGGACAACTGGTCGTTGCCCACGACGGAAGGTGAGGGGCTATTGATGGGGGTGTAATCGGCAAGAAGCGATCCGGCTGGGTAGCTGACGACGGTCGTTATCGCGATTCCGATGATCGTATAGTCGTTGCCGACGCCTGGCGTGAGACGAAGGCCGCCAGCGTAGAGTGTGACGGTGCCGACCGCTGGCGTGTTCGCCAGCGACCAAGATGTGCCAGATCCCGCGACGATTTCATTTTCGATTGCCATAAGTCGAGGTTGTGCCCTCGTCGCCGCCCCGCCTACGCGGGGCAAAGCGAGGGTGCAACGCGATTACGTGTTGCTGACCGCACGACCTTGGTTGACTTGGCCGTCACCGGGGACTCCGATGAACTCGCCGTAGACCAATGTGGCCGGTGATGTGCCGCCAGTGTACGTCGGGGTGTACACAAGACGAAGGTAGCGCTTGCGGTTGACCATTACTCCCTCGATGCGGAGGTAGGTGTCTTGCGCAACGGTCTTCGTGTTGATCGTCGCCCCGATGGCAGTGCCGGTGTTGTCGTTGGCCCCCGTCCAGGTCGAGTTGTCACTCGACTCCTGAAGGGCAACCGCGATGGACGCTGCGGTGGGAGAACCTGAAGCGATCTCAGTGCGAACGTGCACCATGATCGAATCGGCATCAAACACCTGCGCGGTGTCGATCGAATCTTGGTTGACTGCCGAAGAGCCGTTGATCGACTGAACCGCTATGGAGCTGGCCGTCACCGATTGGTGCAATACGTCGTCGTATGGATTGAAACGCATACGATTGTGATGACTGGTGCCACCGCCGTCGAACCGGCGGATGCGGCGGGCGACCGCATGGCTTCGTAAATGCTAGCCCTGGTCTGCGTTCGGGATGCAGACCAATCCCTCGTCGAACTTGTGAACCGTGCCCTTGCGCCCATCGGGGCAAATGCACTCTTCACCTGCTCGAGCGTTCATTACGAAGCCTGTGCGGCTTTCGTTGCTGTCAACACCTTCCGGAGCGGCCTCGCCGCTTGTTTCGGATGTCGACTGTTCGGCAGCACCTCCCGCGTCCACCGTCTCGGTTTGCGCCGTTGCGGTAGAGGCCGTTTCCGTTTGCACGGTCTCGGTCGTTTCGCCGGAAGTTTCGCTGCCAGCGTTGACGTTTTCTTGTTCGTCAGTCATGGCGAGAAAATGTTACCGAGTAAGAGGCTGTTTGAAGTTCTCGGACGAATCGAGAACCTCTCGGTAGCCAAACCGATTAGGAAGCTGAGGTCTTGCCGACCACTATCGCGCGAGGAAGCGCAAGCGTCATAGCGTGGCGGTGCTTGTACACGATGCCGCGCTGGTCTGCCAAAGCGATCTCCTTGCCGCCGAAGCTGCCGCTCTCGAACTGCGCGACGCGCATCTCGCCCTTGTCTCCGAATGCGAATGCTCGCATGTTGCCGAAGACGATGAACGGGTTGCTCGTGCTGTCCGAGAAGCCGTTGACGTTTGAAGCGCCAACAGCCGGAAGCCATCGGTTGGTGTAGACCGGGTAGCCGAGGATTTCTCCTGCTGGCTTGATCGGTCCGCCACCTGCAATGCTCGTGAGGGCCGGGTCCGGCTTCGCCCATCCCGCGTACGGGAGGATGTAGTTGCCGGCCGTGTCCTTCTGGACACGGATCTTCGCCCAGACGGAACGGTGCATGTAGAACGCCGCATCCGGAAGAATTGACTCTTCCAGGTTGCCGATCATGGCCGACGAGTCGTCCATGACAGCGTATTTGGCGAACGTTGTGCTGCCGGTCGGGAGAACGTAGCTGGTCACCTTGATGCCCGTCTCGTCCACCGTGGTGGTCGAAGGGTAGTTCAAGATGCCCAAGAACGGGTCGCCGCTGTTGGCGCCGCCGACGAAGCCCTGGTAGTCGATCATGTTCGCGAGCGCTTCACCGCCCAAGGCGAGAAGCCAGTCCGCGAGGTTCTCAGACGCATCCGCGAGGAGGTCGTTGCCGACCACGAACGCGAGCTGCCACTTCTTGGCGACAAGTTGAGCCTGACCGAACGTGAGGCCGGTGACTGAACCTGCCTGGTCTACGCCCAGATATGATCCCTTGAGGAACGATCCGGTGTAGTTCGGCACGCCCAGCTCGTCGGTCGTCATTTCCCACTTGGCCGCTTGGCTCAAGATGGTGCCGACAGAGGCCGCGATGCGCATGATCGCCGCAGCGACTTCGCGAGAGACAAGGTAGCCTCCGCGATTGTCCTGCTCTTCGATCAATGCTTCATTCGCTTTGGTGTCGATCTGGAAGTCCTTGAGTACCGCCGCCTTGACGACGTTGACAAAGTCCTTCTTCATCTTCACCGACATGCCGGTCATGTCGCGTCCGTAAATCTCGCGCTGGAGCTTGAGATTTTCGACCGCCTTGGCGACGGCCATGGACGTTTCTTGTCCGATGATCGGAATCAGCTTCTCTTTCATCACCTCGTCAAACGCGGTGACGTGCATTGCTTTGATTTGCTCTGCTGTAAGTTCCATAGATAGCTGGTTGCTATCTACCGCAGTGTTTACTTTTTGGCCTGCTTAAGGGTTTTGAGGCCTTCCTGTGCTGCGGTAGTTACTCCGCGCAGGATGTCCCGTGCGAGAAGATGAGCATCAAGCTCGTCGTCTTTCGGGGCATTCTCCGCAGGCCTCGACCTTTGCTTTCTGGGAGCCGGTTCCGGCGATGTCTCGCCGACGCTGCGGCTTTCGTCCCCTTCGTCATCCCCGAGCGCTCCGTGGAGCGACGCGACGATAGCGAGTGCAGCTTTCATGTTTTGGTGGGCCTCGCCCAGCTTTTCGCGGTGTGCAGCGGTGATGCGGCTTGCGATCTTTCCGGATACAGCGGGCAGCAACTGCGCGCTGATGTGGGGTGCAAGGAATTCTTTGAGGATTTCAAGCGTCTTTTCGTCCGCGTGCTCCTCCTCGCCGTAAGCAGCCTTGCACATTGCTTTCGCGATCTTCGAGAGGGCCTTCTTGTGGCTGCTTTGCAGCTTGTCCAGCTTGTCGCCGATAGCCTCGGTGTCACTGGGGGCTTCGCTCTTCTGAAATTCGCCGACTGCTTTCTCGCATTTGGCTTCATAGGCGTCGTGCTCGTCACGGACAGCTTTCAGGTGCGGAGATTTGTCAAAGCCTTTGTCTTCGGTCGGTTTGAAGCTGCGGAAGCATTTGAGGGAGTTCGCTCGGTGCATCGTCTGCTCGTCGGAAAGTGACGCTTGAAGGTCTTTAAAGCACTCCGTCATGGCCTCGGCGGCTTTGAGCTGCGCGGCCTTCTTCTCGTCGTCTGTCCCCTCGGCATTGGTGCCGTCATGGGCTTGGGCAGCGGCCTTGAACTCGTCCAGGGCCCTCTCTACCTCGGCGCCGTGGCGCTCGTGTTCGTCAGCCAAATCTTTCGTGAGCTTGCGCTGGGAATCGCGGTCGGCTTCAGCTGCCTTTTCGTCCTCGCTCGGGATGCAGACCAGCGGCCCGTCTGGGTCATTCGGGTCAGATGCGAGCGTGCCGGCGGAGCCGTCGTCTGTAGTGCAGGAATCGCCTTCCTCGGCGTCTTTCGTCTTCGCTACGGGCTCGTCCTTGGTGAATTCGATGCCCTTTTTGACAAGGAAATGGGTGTCGAGCTTCAACTCGTGCGCTTCGGCAAAAGTGAGGGCGCGACCTTCCGCTGGCCCTACGCCTTGATTGGCTGGGATCGGAACGAAGCTGAATTCCAAAAGCTCGGCCTTGGTGATGACCGCGCGGTTGTTTTCATCAAATTCTTTGGGGATAAAGCCCACGGACGTAGTGCAGCCCACGCCAACGCCGCTTTTCATGCCAAAGTCGTACATGCGGCGAACTTGCTGGGCGAGGGGATTGATTTCGCTCGGGAAGAAGACGCCCTTCGCGCCGGTTGCCGGAACACCATTCTTTTCCGTCTCGTAGATGTCGGTGCAAATGCCGATTGGGAGCGAATAGTAGTCGTGGCCCCAGAGGACGATTGGGTTGTTTTTATAGTTCGTCAGCTCCCAGCCGCTCTGTCGTACGATCTCGCCGGAACGGTCCAGGTCTTCGGTCGAAATGATAACGTCGAAGGTGCCGTTTTCGTTCTTAGCCTTCTTGACCTTCTCGATGCCTTTGAGGTCAAGGGTCTTAATTCTAGCTTGAATGTCGGCGGCGATTTCTTCGGTCAGCTTGACGGAATTGATTTGCATATGGCTTTGCGAGAGCGATGCTCGTATGCGCTAATTGTATAATGCTGTGCTGGAAGGCCTTTTGCCGAACGTGTGGATATCATTACGGCAGCTTGCCGGCCTGGATGTAGGAACCAATCAGGCCCGCTCCGAGAGCGAGTATGCCGTAGATGAAAGTGCCCAGCCAAGAAAAGACGCCGGTGCGGCCTTGCTCCGCAGTTCGGGTTTCTTCGAGGGAGCGAATACGCTTTTCGTGATCGCCGAGAGTGGTAGAGGTTCCGTCCTTCATCTCACGCATGTCCCGACGCATCTCGGTGATGAGGACACGCAGTTCAATGAGAAGGTCGTGATCAGTCTTATATTCGATGATCTCCTTTGGGTCGTCAGCCATATCAGAAATGAAGTGGCGCGCTCCACCATCCGCATATGAGAAGTTGAGGGTCGTAGCACATATCAGACAGTCGGAAGATTGGCGGCGACGAGAGCGGTGTTGGCGGAATCCAGTCGGGCTTGGAGCCCTGAAATGGTCGCTTGATCGGAAGTGCTCTCAGTCGAGAGGGTGCCTTGTAGCTGAATGACTGCCAAATCAACGGCGGCTTTTTCACCGGTAAGAAGACTTATTTGTGCTCCAAGATTTTCAGATAACGTCTGGAGGATCTGAATTGCTGTTTGAGTATCCATAACATCATGGGATGCAGGCACCACTGGTTATAGTAAGAGTGGTGCCAACAACGAACAAGCAGACGCGATTTCCAGTTGTGTTGTATCCGTCAATCTGAATTTTGCCAGCTCCGATTGTTGAGGTGCCGTTCGTCGAGCCAACGGTACCGAGAGTGAGAAGGTTGGAGAAAGTAGATGAGCCGATGCCAACAGCGCCGCCGAGGAATTCGGCTGCATAATTGTTTTGTGCGCCGGTGTTGGCATTGACGGTCAAGCCGTATGAATTCGTCGTCGAGGCGTTGAGAGCGGAACCGCCAAGATAGAGCGTATCTTCCTCGGTCGATGTGGCCCAGTTGCCGAGGAGCGGTGCGCCAGTGATCCCTACCGTAGCAAGTTCTCCAAAGTTGCCTGCCGTCGAGTTGGCACTCATGGCTTCTGTTTCAGCGTTGAAGAGGATTTCACGTTGGGTCGCGATGTTGGCGTGTGTGTGAGTGATGTTGGCGGTATTTATCTTCCAAGTCGGGACTTCGACGCCCGCACTTAGGTTGCCCGATGAGGGCTGGGTACTGAATACATACGCAGATGCGGCGGCAGTGGAGCCTCCGAAGTAGGATTGACCGGTGCCAACCGAGATTTTACTCGCGTTACCAACTTGGAGGTTGACTGAACCGGTACCTTTTGAAGTGATGTTGATGTTTTCGTTTGCTCCACTCGATGTTGTTTGAAGTAATACGCCGTTTCCTGCTTGATTAGAAACGACGTTGAGACCTGTGACGGCGTTCGTTGAACTTGAAAGGACTTGGAAGGACGGAAACGGCGTCCCGACTATAAGGGTTGTAGAGCCAGCGGCGGTGTTGAGCCCGTTGATAAGTAAATTGCCTGTTGTCGTGGCGCTTCCGGAGACGGTTAGGCCGCCATTCTGAGTGCTATCGCCAATCGTGGTCGAGGCGAGGAAGAGATTGCCTCCCGTGAAGGTGTTGTTGTCGGTGAGGAGGGTGGTGGATGCGCTGCCGCTTGCGGTGATTGAGTTGCAGCCGAACGCACCGGCGTTCCACGTAAGTGCGTTACTCGCGCCGTTGCATGAAGTCAGGCCATTGGCATAGAAGGCGTTGATGGCGGTGAATAGAGTTGACGAGGCTCCTTGCAGATTGACTTGCGCTTGGTGCGTGGTTGAGGCGGAGAACGTGTCATTTCCGGAAAACAGGTTGTTATCAGAAAGGACGGTCGAAGAAGCTGCGGTGATCGTGTCATTGGTGTCTCCGAGGGTGAGCGTTGCCCCGTTTAGGTGGATCGTCGAATTGGCAAGCATCCCATTTGTGACGGCGTTGCTGGCAATGCTGAACGTGCCTGACGTGCCGCCAATCAAGTTTCCCAGTGTTCCTGAGTAGGTGAGAATGGAACCGATTGAGGGCGTGGAAGTGGATTGAGAGTAAACTTTCGCGGGGTAGCCGCTGGTGGTGCTGAAGACGGGGATTTGCCCAGCCGTCTCGAGCCCCGATGTCGCGATGGTCCCGACGCCTCCGCCTGAGCCGCTTATTGCACCGCAGGCAACCTTGCCGTTGGCGTCCGTCGTCAGCGCAGAAGTTGTATTGCAGTTTGTGATCGCGGTAAGCCAAAGCGTCGAGGTCGCCGTGAGTTCTGACGTGCTCGCGTTGGTCGTGTTCTGACGTGCGGTCCACCAGTGCGAGTTCGCGACGTTAAAAGCAGTGGCGATCGATGTGACGCCGGATCCTGTAACATCGCCCGAAAGCGTGACCGTCTGGTTTCCGGTGAGATATCCGCTGTTGTTCGTCCACTGGGAGATGTTCGGAGAGGAAAAGCATGAAACAGTGCAGCCGAACGAAGACGTGGCGAGGGCCTGATAGTTCGTACCGTTCCACGCGAGCACATTGCCGTAGTTGGCGGCGGTAGATGTGCCCGTGCCGCCATTTTGATATGAAAGCGGCAAAGTGAGTGCGGTTTGGAAGTGCGACGGCGAAAAGGTCTGCCAAGTACCGCCGAAGTTTCCTGATGCGTTCGTGAAGCTGTCTATTCCTGAAAAAGTGTTGTTGTCGATCAAGAGCGTCGACGAGGCGATTGTAGGCGTTCCCGTGAGCTGGCTGTAGGGCAGCGATAGCGAGGGCAGGGCGGTGATTGCCTTGACGGACGTGGTGGCTGAAAGCGCGTTGTCGAACCTCGTCTGTGTCCAGTAGAGGTTCGAGCCTTCGGCTAGCCCGCTCGTCGTCTGTTGCGTGAGCCAATAGTTCGTCGACGTTGTGGAGAAGCCGGTGCCTCCTCCACCACTACCGCCGAATGTGGAACTGGCGACGAGTTCGTACTCGCCGTTCTTGCCCCCGATGAGCACTTGGCCGTAGCTGGGTCCCGTTGAGGTTCCGGTACAACCGTTCCCGATCTGGCAGACGGTGACAGCCTGCGCAATGCCGACGTAAACAATGGTCGCGAGGCCGATGATCCCGAGGAAGATCAGGATTCGTGAGTACAGTCGGGTCGGGTCATGCATACGTCCTATTCGGTCGAGATTTCCTCAGGCCTCAAATAGCAGCGGCAATCAGGATGTAGCGGCGGGCCGCCGATGTCACCGTAGTCGGCGGTCATCGAACCGCCATCGGCTCCGCCGATTGTGTCGCCCGAATTATAGAAATTGTCACTGATGTCGATCTCTTTGCCGTCTTGCTCCTGGCAGTATTCGCAGACTTTCTCATCCGCGGCCGTGTACCACATGACGGTCTTGACTACGCCGCTCTGCTGCCAGGCGGCTTTGTTGGCGAAGTTCGCTGCTCGGAAGCTCTCGGTCTTTGCGATCAATCCAGCGCGGCGCTCATCCGCGTAGCTGTAGACGCCGTCGACTGTCTGCGTGAGTTCGGTCAAGCTCGTGCCGCCTTGTTGAGTGAGCTTCTCGCCCAACTTGTCTTTGAGCTGCTGCAGGGTGGTTTCGTTGTAGCTGCGGGCCATTTTGGAGATGCCCTGCTCGAGCGCGTTTCTGACGCTGGCGCTCGCGAGAATGTCCTGCGGCTTGGCACCGATCATGGCGAGCGCGGCCGCGGCTTCGTCCTTCGTGAGCGAGGTGAGGATCGGGGTAGCCAAGTCTACGGTGATTCCGATCCACTCCTTGAGGTCGAAGAGGTCAGCCAAGGCCTTCTGCGCCGCCTTCTGGCTTCGCTTTTGCCCGACAAGGTCTGGCAGCTTTTCAAGCACGTCCTCCTTCTGCTTGTTGTTAATCTCTTGGAACACGGCATGAAGTTCGGCTGTCGACCGTTCGCTGCGGTCGGCAAAACGCTTCCAGTGCTCCATGTATTCGGAGTGCGTGAGGTCCTTGAGGTGCTTGACCTGGAAAGCCGGGGTGGCGTCGATCTGCTTTTTGAATGCATCGAGGATAGACTTTTTGAAGCGGGCGAGGGAATTTCGGGCGACGTTACTGCCCATTCGGACACGTATGGCGCGGGTGCTCCAGCCTTCGGCAGTTTTGGCGAGGTTCGGGGTGATGTCCTCGCCTTCCACTTTTGAGGTTTGACCGGCTGGCTCCATGCCAGCGGGCACCATGAGCTTGTCACCACCTTCAACGGGGCCAAAGCCGAGGTAATTCTGGCGGGCTTCGTTCTGCGTGATGACGGGCATGTTGCCGACCGCCTTGTTCATCTCATCGACTTTGGCAGCCTTGTCCTCTGGCGTCGGATCGATGAAGGTCAGATAGAGGCCTTCTCCATATCGAGGGACCAGAAACGCGTTGAGGTACGACGTGACCAGGAGCATTTTTGGCTTGATGGTGCGCTTGCTGAAGACGTAGTCGGCTGTCTCCGCCGTCGCGCGGTTAGTGTCGCTCTCTGCTGTTCCGAGGATAGTCTTGGACACTCGGAAGCCCGCAAGGATGCGGTCTCGCGTTGCCTCAGCTAGGTTCTGGAAGTCCATGTCTTTGTGGGTGACGCCCGTGTGTTCGAGCTTCACGCCCTTGGGCATGACAGGGATTTTGTGAGCGTTCTCTACTCCGCCGTAGGCATCCCGCATACCGCGCTTAATGCGCTCGACGTTGCCTTCGACATTCGTATCGCTTTGAACGTAGAGGCCGATCTGCGCCCCGTTGAGGAAGTATTTTCGGTTGTACTCCATGGCGTAGTTGTCACTGTCGATCCACACGGGGATCGTCTGCGGCACGCCGATGCCCACGTACGGGTCGTTCGGGTCAGGGTACTTGATGTGCAGAATCTGATAGGGGGCGAAGCTGTAGACCTTGCCGTCGATTGTGTATTCGAAGTGCGAGAGCTTGTAGGGGAAGCTGCTCTTGTCGAGCTTCACTTTCATTCGGCCGGGATTGAGCGGGTACAGGGCTCGTGGAGGTGAGAAGGCGTCCTTTGCGCCGTCCAAAAGACCATAGAAATTGCCGGTCAACTCCAAGTGCGCCATCATGGTGTACTTGAGATCGATGCCGGTCATGGTTTCGTTTGGAGATTCGAGCAGGTCGAGCAGCTCGTGGTCGTCTACCTCCTGGTGATCGTTGCCGACCACCTGAAAGAGCCGGATCTGAATGTTCGCGACTTCGGAAGAGATAGCGTTGACGGCCGCATAGGTCCAGCCGGTGAAATTGCCCATCGCCTTCGCGGCGTCGATGTTCTTAGCACCAGTGGGCTTGTAGATCGCGAGCGGATCGTTGCCGAGTGTCTCAGACTTTTCGGTGATGTTCGGCAGTTCGGCCTTTAGCGTGCCGCGGCGGTCGCGAAGGACGATAGCGCCTTCCTGTGTAATGCCCTCAAAACGGTTGACGGGGATAGTCTCTTTAGTGCTACCGTTGCGAAGCCAGTCGAAAAATCGAGGCATAGAGGTGCTTTTAAGTTTAGCACCCATGACGATGTGTTCGACGGAATGTATGGGGATACGGGAGGGTCAAAATGAAGAGATTAGCGCTGATCGTCACACTTTTGATATCTATCACCCCAGAGGGCGTCGCTGCCCGGCCGAAGCATCGTCTCGCGTCAAATCCGAACCCGACGTACATCGCCTGTACGTTTTGGCATGACGATACATATGGGCCATGCGTGACTTGGGATGCGCACTATGATTGCTTCACGCCGGATGACTTTATGGCTCGGGATATTTGCACCATACACACGCCGCAAGGACAGCAAACTGCTCCGTATGACATCAACGTAGTTTTCGATACCGCTGGTGGCCATTGTGGCTATCGAGAGATCAAAGTGACCTGCCATCTGCCAACGAACCTCAGTGCAACTTCGGAGATTCGGGGAATACAGCTTCCTTGCGGAGCCGGTCGAGAACAAGCCGCAGCTCACTTCTGCGCGACGAGTAGTCCGCCAGCTCAGACATTTCGCGTCTGGCAATCAGGTGTCTCTAGTGGCGGGTCTTGCGGGTACACGTGGGCTCGGACAGTTTGCTACAGATGAAGGGCGGTTAGACGTAATGTACTTTCGGCTCTTCGATGCCGTCTCCTGCTAAGCCGAGAATGAGATAGACTAGCGCGTCGACCGCGTCGTCATGCTTCTCACTCCCGAACCCGAATAGCTGCGTCAAAAGCTGCTCGCACCCGTTGCGCGGAAACTTCACCACTCCAGTCTTGATGTAGCGTGCCGCCACGCGAAGCCTAGCCCGTTTGTCCTTGATTGGGTGCATGGCCGTGACGGCGAACGCGCGACGTTCTAGCTCTTCAATTGCAGCTTGTTGGTAAGCGACCGCCTCAACAAAGAACTGGCTGCTCATGTTAGAGCTGTGGCGCACGTTATCGAGCGCAGCCATCGTGTCATTGAAATTCATGCGCCGGATAATCGGATGCGGCTGGATGTAGATTTCGAGCTTGCCATTCGGCCACGTGACTTCCCCGCTTACGACGGCGGTGTAGTCAGCACTTTCCTTCGTGCTGATGGCGAGGTCGACGCCGTGCGCCAGATAGTTGCCGTCGTCGAATGGCGGGTCATCGTAGTAGTGGATGTCTTCGGGCAGCACGTCCTGCCCTTCCTCGGGCACGACCTGCAGAAGCATCTCGCGCCTGAAGCCGATGTCGCCCAGCTCCTGGCGTTTGAGGTCGATAGCCGCCTGCGTTGGGTACTTGGCCCGCCAGGTGCATCGCTCGATCTCGGTGCCGTCGCCTTCGCGGAGGAGGGGGAATTCGAGGACTTTGAAGATCCCGGTGTTCTTGAGACGGGCCATGAGCCCGTCGGTGTGCAGCCAGTTGCCAATGAGGACGACACGACCGTCCTGCTCGTCTACAGAGGGCAAGACGTTGCCTCTGAACCATCGGTCCGACTTGTCGCGGTTCTCCTGCGTTCGTACCCAGTCGAGGTCTTCAACGTCGTCGGCGACGATGAGGGAAGGGCGGTGCTGGCGGTGCTTTACGCCACGGACCTTCTGGCCTCGGGAACGGGACAGGATGCGGACGCCGTTGTCGAGGACGGCGTTCATGGCCTGCCAGTCTTCGTCCGATTCGAGAGTTGGCTCGGGTTTCGGATCGTCGATTTTTCGGTACTTCAGGTGCCCGTAGTCGCGAAGGATCAGCTCGTTATTGCGCAGCTCGTGTTGGACGCTGGCCGCGTTGATGCTGGCCTGGCCGCGGGTGTCCGCGAGCATGATGATGAACGGGTACTTGTCGGGGTGTTCGAGCGCACACCACAGGACAAGCGCAAGGCTCGCCATCGTGCTCTTGGCGCAGCCGCGGAAGCCTATGATCTCAAGCCGCCTGCAATCGTGATCTTGCAGCGCGCCGGCCATCTCATCGAAGAAGTCCGAGAGATCGGCAGGAAAGTGATGCGGCAGGTAGGTGAGACAGAAGCCCTTGAGGGTCTTGGCCGCTGCGCGGCGGATTTCGGGGTCGTCTACTAGACGCTCAAGCTGAAGCGTCTCCGTTTGCATACCGATGTTGGCCGTTCTGCTCGCGCAGAAACGCGCTGATCATGTCGAGCGCGTCGCTATCCCAGAAGGACGAATCGTGAGGCTCGAACACGTACTTGCGGAAAGCGCCGTACCACTTCACCGTGCCGCAAGAATCGCGGTACTTGAGGTCTGTGAGTTGCCAAACCTTGGTCTTGCCTGTGGGGCTCGGACCTATGAGATCAAACCGCAGATATTTCTCGACGCGATTGGCCATGCAGTTCGCTCGAACGTGCGCCCCGCTAGCCGCAAAGGCGCACACTCGAACGGGCTAGCTAATATACGCGTATCGTAGCATAGTTTCGCCGGTTGTTTGGGGGAAGGGAAGTTATGCGGGGAAATCCGAAGCGAATCCAGAAGACCATTGGCCGCCTTAATCTCGAAATCGAACAAATCAATCAGGCGATCTACGGCACGGAAGAAGGCGAACCATGGCTGGTTGCTGCGATGTTAGAGCGAAAGCGCGACGATATAGTGCGCTCAGCGGTGCTCCAGTTGCATACGAAGATAGAAGATCTGCTAACGCGCATAATGCTATTCTGCGCTCTCGACATCACCGAAAAGCGGCTAAAGCATCGCGTCGCGAGTGATCGCGGTAAGGCCTATCGTAGAATGCTCTATGACCGCGAAAGCCTAGGCTTCGACATGAAGCTGAACTGGGCGGTAGGCCTTGGGCTGCTCACTCCTAGTGGTCGGGAAAAGCTTATGGAGCTAAACAATATCAGAAATAAGTGCAGTCATAACTGGGTGCTGAACCGTGCTGTGCGCCGCGGCAAGCGGCCAAAGCAGCTCAAGCCGCCACTATTGCGTTGGCGCGGGCGGGATCTCCACAAAGTGCCCGTCATTGAGGATTTCATTTCGGAGTTCGAGGGGGTCTATCTGCGCATGTACGCGAGGTTCGTGCAGTAGCAGCCTAGGCCTGATCGCGAGACAGGCGCGCACAATGGAGCGGGTAAGCTGATATGAAATTATTGTATCAAGCCTTGATCCAAAGAGCTAACATTCGATTTACGTGCCTCCCTCAACTGCAATTCCAGTTGTTCAATTTTCAGTTTAAATTCATCAGATTGGCGCCGATCAGCTCGCCATCCGAGCAAAATGGTCGACGTGGTTCCGATCATCGATACAAACAGTGTTCCCAGTGAAATAACAAAAGCGTAATCGCTAAGGGAAAGAGAACCATCTTCTGAATGTCGTATGGATAACACATAACGAGACGAAAAATATACAACGAATGAAACAATAGTTAGAACTGCAAACGCTCGCCCAAAAGTGTAGTACGTGCGCACAGCTTGACTCCGGAGTCGCAGGCCAAGAACGCTTCAGTGTACTTCTTTAGGAACAATCTGTTCAATAGCCGTCATCGGCAACAATCCCCCACGCTGCCACGCCGCAATGACCACAGCTCTGACTTCGCCGGGGAGGGGCTCGTAGTGAATTTCCTTCGCGAGAAGCTCAACAGGCTTCTTGTACATGCCGGCGGCAGCTTCGGCTTGAAGGATGGCGAGGTCGAGCATGACCACGCTCTTGGCCGCCTCAACCTTGTCTTTGGCGAGCGGCTTCACGCCTTCGTCGCCGGGCTGCCAATAAACAATCTTGAGAAGTTCCTCGCGCATCATCCGATAATTCTCACGGGTGAAGGCGAGGCGGGGTTCGATTTTCGCGCTGTCGATTTCGTATGAGATTTCGTTGCGGACCTTACCGGTGAGCTTGCGGATGTAGGTGTAATCGAAGCCCCGGCCGAAGACTTCTTCCATGCGCTCCTTGATCGCCGTGACGCTGATAAGCGGCTTCTTGGCCATCTCGTCGCGAATTTGACTGCGTATTTTTTCCTCGAAAGGAGGCAAGACTCGCATTAGGGTATTATAGCCTAAAGGCGTCGGGGAGGTGTTTCGATGGCTTGCCTGAAAATTGTTGTAAGTGCCGTTGCTGTTATCGCCGGTTTGGTAGGGGCAGTCTTGTGGTGGAGAGGGTCGACGCTTGAGAAGAAAAACATGGAAGCCTTCATTCACTGGAAGCTAGTGCAGGACGAGAATGGCAAATTTACACATCATCAGGACACCTATCCATATTTGGAGCGGATCGGGTGGTGGAATAAATGGGCGGCAATAGCGACCGGAATCTCGGTCATCGCCAGCACGACCGTCAACTTTCTTTAGGTGATTGCGCCTCCTTCCACTCCCACGTCTCTGCATGCTTGGCAAGGGCGAGGCTTGTCTCGACGTTCTGGTAGAGCTGGGCCATGGCCGCTTGCCCACGCTCGTGATGCTGACGAAGGCCTAGTATCGTCTTTGCGATACCGTTGCGACGTTCCTGTAGTGCCTTGCGCTGGTCGCGGTTCTCTTTGGTATGGCTGACCACCGAGGCTTCGAGGGCCTTGATCTCTTCGGCCAGCTTTTCATCTTCCTTCTGCATTTTCTCGCATTCGGCGACGACTTGGTCGAGGCCCTTGCCGATCCACTCTGCGTGACAGGCGGCGTTCCATGCTTTCTGCTTGTTCTCTTCGATGAAGGCTTTGCGAGCCGCTTTCTGCTGTGCGTCGGTGAAGGTGCTCATACAAGAAGTTCGGGATGCTCGTAAACATTGCCGATAACTTCGCAGTCGGTGCCGATCGAGTAGCCTTCTTGTTCTGACTGACCCTTTTGGCGCAAGTGGAAGCCAACGCACGAATTCATGCCGCACCAAACCACCTGCGCAACTCCCTGCTCAAATGAGCCCATCTCGTTTTCGAGGTTGCTCTGGATGATTTCGCCTTCGTAAATCTCCTTGCCGTGCTTGTCCCTGAGGCCGGTGAATTGCATCACGATCCATGGCTGTGCATCGAGGTCTACTTGTTGAGCGCCAAGAACTCTACCCACTTGCGCAAGTGTGAACGACGGCGACATTGCTGGCGTGCCGCCATGAGCACCTGTCTTATCCCAAAACCTGTACTTGATTTCCCTCATTGTGTTTTCGCTCAAACCTGCGGCCCGATAGCGCCGAGGCCGCAGACTTGAACGCGCTATCTTCTAATGACTTCATTATAGCACGCTTTAGCGCGTCAACTTGCGCACGATGTCTTCAAGAAGAAAGCCAAGGTTGGCGATGGCGTACATGACGACGGCCAAAGCAAGAAATATGAGCATCACGGCTAAGACGGTGAGGCCGGCGAGTAGAGCCGCGATGCAGAGCTGTGCGACAAAGAAAATCATACGCGACGTTGGGGCTTGTGGGTAAGGTGCCAATGGCCACAGCGGGGACACTTGTAGCTGCGCAAGAATTTAGCGCCCTTGAAGCGACGGTGAGCCCCTATCGAGGTCAGTGCCTGTTTGCGTGAGAACGGTCGCTTGGCACAATGGCCTTTCCGAAGGCGCGCAGCGACATTCTTGATGCCTTCGCGGCGCTCGTGCCGCTTGGTGTGGATGCGCTCGAATCTGGCTTCGCTTTCAAGGACCTCGAAATCATCCATACAGTTCGGGTGCTACGCTATCTCGGACGAATTGGCGGCCGAGCGTCTCGGCTTCGGGATCCTCGGGGATAAGCCGCTTTGAATACGGGAGGAGGTTCGCCGGGTCGTGGTCGAGGAGCCATGTGCGTTCGTCGTCGCCGGTCATAAAACGTGAAGCTCCTGCAAATAGGCTATCCTGGCGCAGCAGTAGAGAGCGAAGACACACAATGCGATCGCAATGTATTTGAGCTGTCTGAAGTGGGCAGTGTTAGGTTTCTTCTCGATGTACGCGCCGATTAGTCCACTTGCGATGATAGGGAATAACATGCCGGAGAAGAGAAGGTAGTGCATTGCAATCCCTCTTGTCGATTTGCGAATCAGATAGGGAATCATACCGTCTTTAGGAGAGCAAGGCCGAAAAGCTCATAGAGCATGGTAGAAATTCATAAATTCGTGGATAGCGTCGCTTCGCTTGACGATCGATCGGGCACGCTTCTCAAGTGCGGCGTAAGCATCTTGACCAAGCTGCTTGATTTTTAGCTCGCGATACAAGCCTTGCTTGTTACCTTCATGTGTGAAATGACACTTGCCGCATACACCATCGCAATTCTCGGGATCGTACCGTGTTGCCGAATTGGCGCGTCCCCAAAAATGAGAATTTTGCGTGGCAGAGCGACCACACCTAAAGAAACATACACGGTCACGCTCGCGGATGAATTTGGAAAAAAGCTTGTCGGCTTTAGCGCTTGTCCAAAGCTCCATACAACATGATTATAACATGAAAACCCCTAGCATTTGCGCTAGGGGCTGTGTCGTCACGCAGTGAAGAACCATTCACTCGGTACATTGGACAGAAGACACGCATGGCTACAGTAAACGGCCATAGCTATATCTTCGCTCCGAGTAAGGCCGGGGAATGCCACGCCATCCTTTGCTTGGAATTCGCCGGAACAAAAATCGCAGACTATGACCACGGTCGGCGGATAGCCGCGCATGGCCATGTAAACTGCCGGGTCATGTACGTTCATCGGTGCTCTCGCTTACGTAAGCGATTGAGGAATTCGTCGCCTTCGTCCTCAATCCACTTCTTTGCGGTGTCCTTGTCGCAAGACATAAAGGCCAAGAACCAAGGCCATCCGTTTTGTGAGACTGCGTATGCAGCCATTTCCTCTGAAGTAGCGAACACAGGCGAGACTGGCGTAAAGTCAGCTTTGCTTTGCCAGAATTGCCAATGCGTGCAGGTTTCAGGTCGAAGCGCTTGCCATTCTTGTTCATCGGGACAATCGGATTCCGCGTCCATGGTCAGCCCATGGGCAGGAACCCGAAGTACGTGTGCAGCCCAGCTCATTGGCAAACGCCGTCGATGACTTCGTGCAACCGTTTGCTAAGGTCGGGCTTTTCCGCAAGCTTGCCCCGAAGGGCGTAGGTCGCTGAATTAAAGAGCCGCCAAGCCGACTTATCACCCCAATCGTGAGATGGATGCTCCCACTGCCAGAGCACGTCGCCGATCTTCTGGACGCCGATGATGTCCTGCCGATACAGGTTGCAGGCGACGTGGTCCGCCTGTGCGTCGGAGATTGGCGTCTTCTGATACGTCAAAAGCTTCTGATTCTGCGCGATGCGGTGGTCCTGAAGCGGTCGCACGATCTCGGTGATGAGGCCGGGCAGCTCGCGCTTGGCCTTGACCGTGTGCTTCCTGCGGATCACATGATCTGCCGAGAACGCAAGATTGTCGCAGACGAAGACGCGAGAGCCGAACGCGATGCCGATCGGCAGAGTGCGGTCGTGACTATTACGGAGACCTAACATATCTTGATAGTCCCCGTAGGGGCTGCGAAGCGTGAGGACACCGAAGTAGCGGTTGCCGTCCGGCGTGACGCCATGATGTTCTTCGGTGATTTCGTGACCGTAAAAGCCGACCGTGTACCGCAACAATTCGATGATCTCATGATGTGGAATCGGTACGTGCGTCTCGGTCGCCGGCGGTGGGATGACTTGACGCAGCTCGTCGTAAGAAACTGGATTGGCTCCAGCGTGCAACATGAGCGCCATGTTTTCCTCCTATGTGAAAGGACGCTCAATTCATCATACCATTGAAAAGAAAGGCCCGGCCGTGGAAGCCGGGCATGGTATCAATATTCGTCGACGAGCATTATCGTCATGATGCGCCGCGTCTTTGATGGATCACTCGGATCGTCCGAAAGATAGCGAAGGTCGAAGTCGTAATAGTCGATCTTGAACAGAACGCGCTGGCCGCTCACGTCCATTGCACCGAAATCGTGCTCGCCATGTGGATCGTTGCCTTTATCGAAGGCTTTGAAGGTGCGGACTGCTTCGAGGACTTGAGCCTTCAGTGTGGGATCGAACGCCGCAATACCGGAAGTCAGATACACCTGGCCGCCGTTGAAGCTGTTTCGGAATGTGTCATTGAGCTGCCGGATGCGTGCGACCGTCTGCGGTTGTGTGATCTGCATTGCAGTCATCTCCTCTTGTGACTGCATCTCATTCTACCAAATACATAGACGTGCAAAGGCGTAGTAGTCACAGTGGCGCACCATGAGTGACGGTGAGTGCATCAACTGTTGTTGCAATAAAAAGCCGCACTCATTTGCGAGTGCGGCAGAGCTGACAGCACATTGCGGATCAAAGGCTCTCAACGGGCTTCTGTTCCATAACTTAACATGTATTAACTGATGGAACATTCCCTCACCGCGCCAGTGTGCCTAACCGCTGCTCTGGGAAGATTCGCACCGTCAGCCGTCTCGTCTTCTCTGCGCTGCTTGCACGAAATCGTCGATTTCCGCCATCTGCGCATTGAAGGAATCAAGCTCGGCCTCGTAGCTGTTTTTGGGCGGTGTGGTGCTGCCCTTGCGGTCGTTGGCATCCTTGCCGAACTTATCAGCCCGCGCGATTAACGCGTTGAATTTGTCGAGTTCACTGTTGTCGTACCGTTTCGGCATGACGAACCTCATTGTCAGGCTCGTTTCGGGAAGCGAACGACGTTCACGTTCGCGTCTACTTCAGGTTCCGGCTCCTGCTGCGGCAGGTAATGCCATTCCTTCGGCAGTTTTATTTCACCGTGTTCCAAGTCGATGCCGATGTAGCCGGATGGCTGCGCCTGATTCGGCAGGTACACGGGGATGGCGACGCATCCTCGGAGGGTGCCTTTTGGGGCATAGCCGATACCGAGAACCTTGGCGGTGGCAGCAGGGAGACCAAACGTCTCGACCGACTGGTGATCGAACACCAAGTAATCGAGGGCTTGGAACTCCCCGCTGCCTTCTTGCTCCACCTCGGTCTTTACCTTGGCGGGGCCGGGGGCTTTGTAATTGGAACTGCCGATCCGGAAGTGATCGGAAAGGATTTGAGCGGCTTCCCGCGCGCTTACGTTACGAATGTGCGCGACGAAATCGATGACGCTGCCGCCCTTGCCCAAGGAATGGCAATAAAAGCCCTTATCCGGCGTGACGGCGAGCGCACGGTCGCCGCCGCTTTGACACGTTGGGCATGCGCTCCTGTACTGATGGCCAGCCTGTTTCATCTGAAGCTGTAGCATCTGTATCGCTTGAACGAGTGACACTCGTTCTTTGATGGCAGCAAAATCGGGATTGCTCATGAGAGGTCTCCGTGTGTGAAAGAACTCTCACCTAATTGTACCGCAAAGAAAAAGCGGGCATTTGCGCCTGCTGCTCAAGTCCGTTGTTGTGGTCACTGCTGACTAATCCAGTCCTCGGCGCGTTGAAGAGCGCGAGCTGCATTTAGCAAATCGCCCTGTCCGAAAGAGTCGGATGTTTGCCAATGACCGCTGCTGTCCTTGTAAGAGCGACCTATTGTGACGTTATAGAAGTCACCGTTGTCAGCTTTCCAAACAGCCGCTTCGACGTACCCGATCCGGAACTTCTTCTCTGGTTGCTTCTTCTCATCCTTCGCCAATGTAATCACCTCACTTTCATGGCTTGTTCGATTGTACCATTCAGATGCCTTCGCCTCCTTCGCTATCCCCGCCGTCAGGATCAGCGCCACCTTCCGCGTCACCTGCGGCTGGATCGGCTTCACTTTCAGCGTCACCAGCATTCGGGTCTGCTTCACTCTCCGCATCGGCTGCATCCGGTTCGGCTTCAGCGTCAGTGTCCTCTCCGGGCAGTACCTCCATTTCGTCGTGGATTTCCTCGACGAGGTCGTCCACGGTTCTTGAGAAGTCATCAGGAGGGGTTTCACTGACGTTGGCTACTTTGCCTTCGAGGTCGAGCATGCCGTCGTCTTTGGCAGGCGCGGCGCCGAAAAACCAGTCAAGGAAATCCATAGAACAACTCCTTTGAATTGCCGGTTGCGGGTCTTCTTGCCAAGACCATACCCACAGGGGCGTCCTCATTCGGTCGCTCCCGTTTGGTTTGGGCAAGTGCGGGCCGTATGGCCTTCTTGGCTGCACTTGCTGCATACGCGGGGCTTGCTTTCTTTGACTGGCGCACCGGCAATCAAAGTGTCCAGCTCCGCGTCCGTCTTCTCTTTAAGTTCGATGAGTTCGCGAATTCGCTGTAGTCTTGCGTCCAT